TTAACTTATGAGGATGACAAAATAATAATAAAAAAAGATAAATAAAGGAGATGTTGAATATGATTAAAAAATTAATAAGTATTTTAACATCATGTATATTAGCAGGAAGTTTAATGGTTGGATGTAGTGAGGATACTACAAAGAATTTAGATGAAAAAGGAAAACAAGCATTAGCCACAACGAAGAAAGAAGAACATGACTATAAAAAAGTAACTGAATTAACCCTTAGCAATGATTATGAGGATGAATATGTTGAAATAACAGGTACAGTTAAAGAATTCAAAACTGAATATAACACTATGATAATTACTTTAGATTTTGAAAAAGCAATATTACCAGTATATGTACACATCCCTAAAAACATGGTTGATGTTAAATTTGAAGTTGGCGATACAATAATAGCATACGGAAGATGTTGCGGACTTAGAAAAAGATCAGATGAAAAATACTTCCAAATTAATGCTTATTTCTTAAGCAAGACTCCAATAATTAAAAAAGAACAATCAAATCAAAATAAAGAAAATAAAACTAATAGTAAATCAACAGATAATAATAAATTAGAGAACAATAATCAGTCAACAAATACAACTAAGAAAGTTCAACAAACTAAAAATAAAACAGTAAATGAAGAAAAACAACAAAAGGAAAAAACTAAACCATATGTAGATGAAAAAAATAACGTATATGTCGATGAAGATGGTAATCGTCAACCATTAGTAAAACATGATCATATGACAGAAGAGTATGATAAACAACCCAAATGTCCAGAATGTGGTTATCCAGTAGATGATTGTCACTGTAATGGTGATGGCAATACAGTTGATGAAGAAGATGATAATTATAACTGGGACTACTACGATGAGCCTATGGATGAGGATAGTTGGAATATTAATAATGATGAACAACAGGAACAAGAAGAAACACCTGCACAACAAGATAATAACCAATAAAAATAAAGCTGGTAAGGAAATTAATCCCTACCAGCCTTTTTATTATACTTTCTTTACATATTTATCAGATGCAGTTATGTAAAGCCCTGATTCTAAGCGATACATAGAAGTACTTCCATTTTTAGCATCTACTGTATCTATTACTTGTAGATGTTGCCCCTTCTTAACTGTTGTAACTGGATCTGCATCCCAATCTGCTACTTTTCTTATATTAAGTTTATCAAGTGTTACTATTTCAAATTTTGTTGCCTTAGTTTGTTCTTTCTTAGGTTCTTCTTTTTTCCCTTCTACATAGTTCTTTACATCTTTTATGAAATGAGCAAACCCATCAGGAGAACATCCATAACCCCAAAATGCAGTACCTGGACAAGTTTTAGCACTTCTTGAAGAATTATATTTACCTAAGTAAGTACCACCGGCAGTGAACCAACAATGAGGTCTTATATGAGTAGTATTTACTGGAATATCAAATCTCTTACACAACTCACCATAAAGATATATTACTGCCTTCTTTTGTGCAGATGTCATTTTATCGTGGCCTTTATCAAAACAACCATATATTTCTATACATATAGCATTTGTGTTCCATTTTCTAATTCCTATTGGAGTAGAATTAAGATTTCTTCCTGTAGTGATTTTGCCGTCTGGAAATACATTGAAGTGCTGAGCTATAAAATGTCCATGCCCGTCACTATCATGCCATGTAGATTTTCCATAACTATCTAATGATTGAGTTCTGCCAAAATGTGGTTCTGCAAATACTTTTTTATCTGTCTTTTCCCAAGTACTGTAGTTAGGTAAGTCCATATGATGTACTTGTAGTTTTGTTATTGTTCTAGTTACCTTTTGTTTATTAAGCCAATTTTTTACATCTTTTTCATTTTCCAATAATGTGAAACCATTTTGAGTTTTCATTATTTATCACCTTCTTTATTTTCAATTAAATTTTTAAAAGCTTGATGAAGTCCTACAGAACTTAAACCGCTCAACATTCCTCCTAGTAATACATTTACATTAAAATAGCCTGCTATAAAGTAGTTTAAAACCACTCCTATGCAGGCCATGATTAATGGTATATATTTATTAGGTATAAAATCTAAACTTGTTTTTATTACATATCCAATACAACAACATACTAATATTACTGCAACTACTAAATAATTACTTATAACACTTAAATCTAACATTTATCTCTCTCCTTTATTTTCTAATTCCTTTATTTTTTCTTCAACAACACTCATTCTGCTTATAAGATTATTATGACGATCTACCCTGTTTGATAAAATTTGTATATCTTCTTTTAAATCTTTTATTTTCTCATTAATTACCGCTGTATTTTTATTATTAGAAAAATACGAACCAGCTAATGTTCCTATTAATGCTAATATTGCAACAATTATTTCTGTATTCATAGACAACACCTCTATTCTTAACTATGTTTTACTCTATCCTTGAGTTCATTCAATTTTGCATCGTTCCAAGTCGTTGTATCACCTACCAAATAGCCTGTAATTCTGCGAATTCTTTGGAATGGAATTGGAACTACTTCATATTTCAAATCAACATAATCTCCATCCAATTTTACAATTAAACTTTTTATTTGTTGCCCTGGATTTTTCTTTTGAACATAATCTATATATGCTTGTTTCTCTCTTTCATCTAATTCTACTGTACACCCTTCTTCATTCCAGCAATGAAAATCCATAATATCACCCCTTTTTATTTAGAGTATTAACATGACTTCATTTTTATAAACATATTTCTTACGCAATTGATTCATATTGTGTAATTCATAATATTTTTAAATTACGAACCAAATAGTACCTAAATTCCTAATGCTTTTAATTGTCCGTTTAATAAGTTAGCATATCTTTCTTCTCCAGTTGGACTCATAAGATGAACCCCATCCCTTGTAACTGTACTTCTAGTTGTAACGTTTTGTTGCATTTTATGATACATATCAATAAAAGGTATACAATAAGCATCACTTTCACAAACATTTTTTATTACTTCATTCATTTGCCAAACAGTGCCATCGTCATGCGTTGGAACGCCACTTTCAGAACCACTACCAATAGCTACAAATTGCATAGTGGATAATACAACTATTCTAAGTTTAGGATATTTTGTTTGTATTTTTGTAAGTATATATTTTAAAGCTCCTTCTACTGTTGTTTTTTCTGTTCCTGAAAAAGATGCTTTACTTGTAAAATCATTTGTACCAAATTCTAATATTATAGTTCCGTAATTATTTATATTAGCTGTGCTTAATGTTGTAAAATTTTGATTTTTACCTTTAGCTATTTGAGTAGAATAATCACCACTTTCTATCGCATCTGCAATTTGTGTCATATCATAAGGATAAAATTCATTTGAAGAATCTCTTGTGCAAGTTAACCTAGCACCACCAACAGCACAATCTAAAACACTTTTACCGATTAATTTTGACAATTTACTTGCTACTGTGGATAAATCAAATATAGAATCTCCAAATATAATTATACCTTTTTCAGACTCAACAGATTCGTTCTTATATACATTCACAGTAGCATCTGTTGTAGTACAAGTCAAAGTAGAACCTATATATCCATCTAAGTTATATTTAGTGTTAGATGTTATATCAAATGATGTTCCTGATGGCATTTCTGCCAATTCTCCTTCAAATATATGCAATTCATATTGTTTTATACTGCCCACATCGTCGGCATTGAATGCAATCATACCCTTTACAGATACTTCATTTTCATTTGTTGTAAACGATTTAAAATAATATATATTTGCTTTCTTAAATTCAATTTGGTACAAACTATTAATTCTAACATATGAAATAACAGCGTCATTAAAGATTTTACCAACCATAGTATATGTTGTATTAGGTTTAAGATTTTTTAAAGTAAAATACAATGTACAATTTTTCTTTGCTATAGTTTGTTCTATACTAACAGAATTATTACCAATAATAGTATATGATTCATTTCCACAGTAATTAGGGTATCCATCTATTTTACATTCAATAGTTGAACTATCATTAAAATTTACTTTGTCTTCTGCACCACTACCAGTACTAATTGTTGCATTTTTATCACTTAACAAATATAAACCATTTTCGTTTACTGTATAAGGTAGTGTACCTTTTAATACATCTTCCGTTTTACCACTATCTCCACTTGCTATAGGACAAGTGTATAATTTCCCTTCTGCATCAACACCTACTTCTTGAGTCATTTTATCGGTTTTTGTAATAGGTTTTACACCTCCAAGTGTTGTTGGTGTTGCAATCGGTAATGTATAGCTTGAACCACCTTCACTATTACCTTGATTATCCTTTAACTCTTTTATAGCACTTCTAATATTGGTTGCAGTAGTTCCCATATTAATAGGATTGCCTTCACTATCTCTACCTAATTCATTCGCAATATCTTTATATTGTGCATTAACTTCATTTATAGCACCTTTAATATCTTTATTAGTTGTAGTTAATTGTGCAGTACCTAAATCAGTTTTAATAGTATTTATATCAGTTTTTATTTCTGTGTCATCATACGATGTGCCAGTTCCACCTGCAGGTAATTCAGTTCCACTATCTAATTTTGTTCCATCCTCTTTTGCTAGGTATATTTTCCCACCTTCTACTATAGATTTAGCAGGCATTTTATT